CGCGCTTTTCAGCACCTCTGGGTCTAGCCCCTGCGCCATCTTGGATACGCCAGTTTTGTTATCTACTAGCTGATCAAAGTATTGCAGTGCAGGTAGCGTTTGGGCCGCTGTGAAAGGGATCGCCATTTCACCGATAGCGCCCATGTTCTTAACTCTGATGACCCGCCCGATCTCATTGGATAGCAAGTCATCTACGGCAACCTGACCTTCGACAATTTGCATTGCAGGGTTATTAACCAGTGCAGCGTTGTCTAGGATGCCCCGTAGCATCGATGTAGCCGCGTCCTGATCATTGATAACTAGATCGACCAGTGATGTACCAAAGAATGCGTGTGGCTCACTGTCCACCTCAAAAATCGCGTATGGCGCTGTATCTGCTTCATAGAAGTTTAGTAGCTTGTAGTTAGCCCCTGCGCAGATGAACTGATACAGGCGTGGGATGCCAGTACCCTCAATATCCAACTCCATGTAGGCTTCGGTTACTGTGATTTTCTTAGACGCAAATGAGATGTTTTCATCTTCACCTTCATCAACAGTATACCCACGGCGCTCAAACTCTGCTTCGTCATCCATGACAGAGTATTCTGTGCTGTCTAGACCGTCGATGTCTTCAGGCTTAAATCCCATCGCCAGTAGATCAGCTACACGCATCTCTGTGCTGTGACCAGCCACGTAAAACTGGTCAATAGAACGGGCATTGCGATCTACGAAGAAATCTTCAGGCGGGATGCTTTCAATGCAAAGATCACCATCAGGGATTTGGCGCGAAATCTTCACATCATGAACAGGCAATTCAACCTCTGTACCCATTTCATCCACAGAAATAGAGACTTTGACTTCATGCTCTAAAACTTCAACATCGTCCTCATTCACCAAGAAAGTGAACTCATCATCATCCAAGCCCGTGAAGGTATGGATTTCAGACCGCATACTTTCGTCATAGTAAACGTGCGCAATCCCGACTTTTTTAACCAAGGCATCTTGGAATACATCGTTGATCAGCTTGTACCCGTCATGCTGTTGGAATTTGTAGCTGATGAACTGTGTCGCTTGCTCTGCTGCCATGACATCTTCTGGCCCACGCGGAACAAACTCTACTGGTTTATCGTTAGCTAGAAAGACGCGTTGCAGTGATGGCTTGATGCCACGAACAACCTCACGGCATTTTGTAGCCACAACCGATGACCGACCTTCTTCATGGTCTAGGTCTGTTTCCATGTCAAAATAGCGCTGCGCCTTGATACGCTGCGGAGCAATCTCTGCTTCGATAAAGTCCACCGCATCTTGGATTGCTTTGGAGACAATACCTTCGATCTGTGTTTCATCTAATGGTTCTGGACGCATTTAATTCTCCTAGCGCGGTATGTTTATGCCTGTTACACCGCGATACATGTCATAGAATGGATCGCCGCCTTGACCACTTGCCGCCGCAGCACCCGCTGCACCAGAAATCGGCTGTGTGGCCCTGCCTAATGGTACATCAAAACTCTTTTCAGCAACAGCACCTGAGAACATCTTAATAAATGGCGCTCTCATACCCAATCTAACGATAGATGTTTGACCGAACTTTTCTGCCAACAAACCTAATAAGCTATTCGCTGTAGTCATTGTGTTGCTGTAGTTTTTGGCACCCGCTGTCGCGCGTCTTGCAACTGAAGCAAACCGTGAAATCAAGCGTTGTTCTTCTGGGCTAAACAAACCTGATACAAGATCGGGATTGTTTTTCTTCATTTCATTCCAAAAGTTTTGAAAATTACTACCAGAAATAACAGGCTGACCATCATCACCCATTTTGCGGGCTTTGTTTGCCATGTGAATAAATGCTTCTTGGCGCAGTTCATTCCATTGTTCTACTGGCAAGTTAGCTTTCATAGTCCGTAAATCACGAACCATTTGCGTACCTTTACTCAACTTTGACCCTGCTGCGCCGAACAAGTAATTTGCTACATTTTCTGGTGGCTCTTTAAACACAAGCTCACCGTCCCGCGTCACCTGCTTAGTCAGTCTATTTAGGATACCATCAGATTTCCACTTTTTTGCAAAATCAGCATAGTTACGAATTGCAGCAAGTTGTGCTGTTACTGCTTCATCAGCACCAAGTAAAAGCTGTTGATCTACAAGAGCTTTAAGGGATGCATCTAGCTGCTGACGAACTGCACCCGCTGCTTTTTGCGTAACTGATCCAGCATCCCCTGCGTTTACAAGCTGTCGGCGCAATTGGAAAAGTCGCGTGATGTCGCCACCTGTTGCTAAGACTTCTTCCATTTCGCTGACGATCTGATCGACAGCGCGGATTTCCATTGGTGGGTAGTCGCGCAAAGCCGTGCGTAAATCGTCCGCTACTGCGCCAGCCATATTTGGGCTAATAAACGCATGACCAGACCGCTTTGCTATATTGAACAATTCAGTAGCCGCTGCTTTTTCTGCTGCCCTTTGTGTCGCAAGGGCTTGTTGCGCAGCCGCACCACCCTGACCAGTGGTGATTTCACCACCGCCTAAACCGCGTTGTATTTGAGACAGGTTTTCTGACAAAGCCTCTTGCTGAAGCCTACGCTGTCTCTCCATGAACAATTGTGTACCCTGACCAAATGCACCGCTTTCTGCCTGATCCTCAAACAATTGCTGCGCCCGTGAGCCAGATGCTTCCCCGCGTGTTAGGGGTACTGGCGTTGGTAGGCTCTCTGCCTCTGCAAGTACTGCTGATGCTTCTGGTTTACCAACCCGACGAACTTCACCTTTGATCTTTGCAGCTAGTTCCGCAGTAATATTATCAGGGTCTAAGCCTAGCTGCGTAAGTTGTGCGCGAACACTAGCCTTTAAGTTGCCATTCTTGTCCAAAACAGAAGATGGTCTACTCTTAACCTTTGCAATAAGATCACCCAAAACCTGCGCAATTTTAGCACCTATCGCACCACCGAAGAAACCAATTGGAATGTCAAAAACTTGGAAGGGATCGTCACTTAGCTTAGAACTTGCTGCCTCAACGATTGCAGCCTCTGTCATACCGATCAATCCACCGCCAAGCATACCTGCTGTGGGTAGGCCAGCTAGACCGCCTGTCGCCGCAATTGCTTGGCCTAACGCAACAGCACCAGCACCCTGCATCAAATCAACAGCGTTTAATCCTTTCGGGTTTGGATAGAAACGTGTGTATTGCTGTGTTTCCTGACCGTCACGATAAACTGGCGCAATTACAACCAAGTTGCCGTATTGGTCTTTGTCAAACTGCGCATTCGGCAAAATCTTCTGAATACCAGATTGCAAGCGGTCATCACTAGCTGTAGTTGCCAACAATGCAGTCATTTGACGCGCTTTGTCCTCTGGCAAGCCCAAGTAAGCGCCTTGGATCAAAGGTATAGTTTCCTCACGCTTACCACCCTTAAACCAATCCATTAGTGATTGTTCTTCAGGTTCTGCTGCTGGTGTTGGGCCACCATTTAGTTCTTCCAGCATTTCTTGTATTGAGAGAAGGCGCTGTGTAGTCTGTTGCTGCTCTGCGTCGATGCCTTGCAACATTTGATCAATAGTTAAATTAGCCATTTGTCACCTATTGGTTTTGCTGACTTTTGGCTGCTTCTAGCGCAGCACGAAATTGCGTCTTTTGTATTTCTGTCATTTCTGAATAATTTGCAAACTCTGCGTTTAGCTCCGTGACCGACATACCCATGTATGGATTTACTTGTTCATTTGCTACTGATTGATCACGGCGATCAATCATCCGTTGTTTCCATTCTTCTATTGTATTCATTGGGTTTGACAGATAAATTGCTGCTTCTTCAGAATATTTGCGCAGCTTAATCAGGCCATTTTTGCGATCTAAAAGCCATTTACGCAGGTCTTGTTCATTCATATTTTGAGGATAAGCAGTAGCCATCGCTGCGTTCATTTCAGCCTCTGACAAAGCCCCAAATGTAACGGTAGAAATGACATCCAAACCCATCCTTGTTAAAGCGGTGTCCAAAGCTGAACTTGCGGGTGTGATACTAGGCAAAAAGTTCAAAACTGGCCCGCGTTTTGCACCTGCGTCAATTTGTTTAATAGCTTCATCAATCGTAGCGATATTCTCTGTAATTTGCGCAGCTTTACCAAACAAATCCTCTGCGTATTTTTGTTGATATCTTGCTTTTTCTACGGTTCCAGCGCCATAACCTTCCATCGCAATACCGCTTAGTTCTGCCTCACGCAAAACCTTTGCTGCTTCTGGCCCTTCAGGAACTAACATACCTTCTGTGTTATAAACTTTGCGACCCTTGTCGGTAATCACATAGTAAGCACCATTTTTAAACTTAACAGATGATCTAATCTTATCGCCGCTAGTGTCATAAAGCTGCGCTGTCAAAACCTTATATGCTTCTGCGGGTGTCATGGCCCCAGACTTCACCGCACCAAGCAATTGTTTTGCTAAAGCCGCACCAACGCCCGTACCGCCAGCAATACGCTCTAGTTCTCCAATAGTAGCGTTCTTTGTCGCATCCTCTTTTTCGAATGCAGCGCGTTGCAAGCCTTGCTCACGTATCTGCTGCCCCATGCCAGTGCCTTGCAGAA